TTCAAAATTATCTGGGACTTTTATTGGTTCGCTTTGCAGTTTTTCGACAGTAGATATTACATCATGATTCTTATCTAGTTTTTTTATAACTTCTACAAATTTTCTTTTGTGAGGTCTTGCTGGCAATCCCAATTTAATTCTTTGTTTTTCGGTCAAGTAGTATCTTGCCGTATCTCTGTCTTTGTCGTTTTCTTTAATTTTAAAACCTAAATATTCTGCTTCTTCTGGCTTTAGCCTTGTTCTTATTTTCTTTGACATATCTTTATTTTCTTAATTTTAAAACGTCATTTATAGACATATTAATCACACCATCAATTTCTTTTGTATCATCCATTACATAGACTTCATAACCAAGATTGCAAAACTTTTCTATCATTACTTCTTGTAATTCAGATGGCTTTTTACCTTTTCGTTTTACTTCAATTAATATTGTTCGCATTGCTCCAAATGCTCTAATGTCTGGCCATCCTGGCGGCGCTAGGTTTGTAGTTACTAGATAACCGGCTTTCCTTAATTTGTTAGCTATGATTTTTTGAATTGCTGATTCGCTCATTTATTATATTTCGCTTTATTGTAATAAGATTGTGTAAAATTCTTTTTCTTACTTACGGCGGAATATACATAAGGGCCAATTCCTCCATCGCTGAATATCCAATACAATCTGGCTGGTTTTGTTCTGTTCTTAGATTGTATTCTTGCTTTGCCTTGAAAGTAAGATGTGGCAGAAAAATCTATCGAATACATTACTAAACAATCCGCAGAAGATAAATCAACACCTTCACGAGCAGAACGAATCTGAGCAATAAAAACAACATCGTCATTTTCTCTAAAGATATCTTCGTTTGATGTCCAATTTTTAAACTTTTCTTTTAGCAAATCTCCTTCCGCTTGGTAAACATATAATATTGCAATTTTATATTCATTGTACCTATCTGATGTATCGCTTTTAGTTGGCTTTTGGAATCTATCATATATATAATTAACCTTATTCTTAGATACAACTGCCACACTACCATCATCCATAATACAAGTCCCTCCGCTTATTTGAGCTTTCTTACTTAGCTTAATTGCGCCGTTCGCTGGAATACATAACTCGCCAGCGTAAGAAGTAAATCCTCGTTGATCTATGTTAGTAATCATTTCTTTCTGAACGGAGTTCATCGGAACTTGCAAAAATATTTCTTTGATAGGTTGTATAAATCCAGCAGTTTCTTGGCTAACAGATAAAAACAAATGCTTTGTCCTGGCATCTATTTTTGCTTTAATTGCTCGCTCGTAGTTGTTTACTTTATAAGCGCCGATCCGTTTTTGGTAAACATCAACATAGTCTTTAGCCCATTTATAGAAATTAGAGTATGCAATAAAAGGAGAATATGAACTTATCCAAAACTGATGATATAATTGACTATATGATTCTGGTGTAAATGTTCCGGACAAATATATAATAGGAGTATTTTTGCAAATGGCTTTGAGCATCTTTGCTCGTTTGCTTGGCTTTGGGAAAGCTGCAATTGAATGGCTTTCGTCTACAATTACAATATCAAATTTTCCAACTACTTTGTGCAGACTGGCATAATTCCAAAACCAAATATCATAATCTGGATTTAATAATTCGTAGTCTTTTTTTATTGATCCCTCAACTATTGCTTTTTTCTTTGATACAAATAAAACTCTTTTTGCTCCGTATTCAGCGGCTAACGATAAAGCGGTCAGCGTTTTACCAGTTCTAACTTCCATTGACAAGCAAACAATTTTATTCGCTTTTAAAAGTTCTAAACCATCGCTGACCGCTTGCGCTTGATATGGTCTAAGTTCTACCATACACTTTCAATATCTGCTAAATGTTTAAGATCGAAAAGAACATCGTTGATATAACTTTCCATCTCAATTACTTGATTGTGGAATTGCTCAATCATTGCATTATTTCTCAATACCTTGCAGATAATTAATCTATCTTTTGGGTCATCAAAGCTTTCATTATAGCTTGTCAAGTACCAACTATTCGCGCCTGAAATAAACATCTGGAATTGTACTTGCGCCATATGTTCATCAACAAGTAGATTGGAATTTCTTAACCTTGCAAATTGAATATCTGAATTTGCAGATTTCATTTCTAATCCGCTTGTAATAAGGCCAGTTTCTTCGTCTAAAATAATACGGTCTGGGCTGCAACCAATTAATCTATCAACTTCATTTAATTTCCTAGATAAAAATCCAACTTGAGTTGTTTCGATTCCAGTAATATCTTGAAATAATTGGTTCGCTGCGCTTTCTGTTTCATGGCCTCGCTCCATGTCTTGCGAATAAAACTTAAAATCGTTGCTGCCAGCATTAGGACTATATCTTTGCTTTGCTATTTTCTCAGCGTATGAAACTGCTCCCTTTGCCAATCTTCCAACTGATCCGGCTGCGGCTTTTCCGCTTTTTAATTCAGCAGATACTAAAAGGCATTTTGCTGGCGATGCGGTAATCTTTCCTTTTCTTATTTCATCCCATTCTTCAGTATTCTGAGCGATAGAAAAATGATAAGTAATTGAATTATCAATTATTATATCATCGCTTAATATCTGTTCATCTGTGACCATGTCAGATAATATTGGGCCATCTATTTTATTGTTCATTTGTTTCATAGTTTAATAAGATTAAAAAAATGCCGGTTGACAATCTCACAAGTCAACCGGCTAAACCTAAAACTAAAACTATGAATTCTTTGGATACAATTGGCGCACATCCCACGAATCGGATTGGTACGAATTGTTCTTATTTTTTTCTTTGCCGGCAAAAGTTATTTTTAGCGGAGTTCCTTGTCTGTAGTTCATACGCTCAAATAAACCAACAAGTCTGGCAGAGCTATTTGAAACTCTTGACAATTCGCCTTTGTCAGATTGTTCCCAAAGATGTACAGTTGGCAAAAGTTTTTCTTCTCCAGATTCTAAATCTGATATAGTTTCTACAGTCATAGAATCAAAGAAAACTAATTTTGTCTCTCCTTTTTCAACCGGTGACCAGTAAGCGGAATTGTCACTAACTTGGCTAACTTCCAAATCGGCTAGATTAATTCCTTGTAACTCTGACGGATTAAATATTTCTAATCCAGTAACTTCATTTTCTAATAATTCGCTCATAGCAATAATTTTTTTAAATTAAATAATTGATTGATTTTAAAATGGCGCAGCCATCAAACTGCGCCGGTTACCCTACTTTTAGGATAGACAAATGTTTTCTTTGCAGACTTTATTGATGTAATCATGAAAAAGCTGATCTGCTAAATCTTCTTCTTGTAATAATTGTTGGAATGTAATTGAGCGATATCTTTGGATAAAATCGCCATCTTTTATATCATCTTCAATCCATTCAAGCCAGTTATTTATTTTGGCATACTCATACACATCATTATAATTAGGAGTTAACACAATAGTCTTATTGTATTGATTTTCATACGAGATTATGATCTTATGCTCGTAAGGTGTTAAGCGGAAATTAATGTTCTTGATTTTGTTCATAGTGAGAATGTTTAGTTTAATTGTATGTTACAAATATATAAATTTTATATTATTATATTTGTAAAGTACAAAATGTAAAAACTATGATGGATGTATACATAATAGAATTTATTGAATATAAACTACATGAGGCGGTGTTGCTTGTATGCTTTAACGAAGATCAGACAGAAACGATTATGGGATTTACTTATCATTACAACTAATATGAGAATTATAATATTATTATGTCTTTTTCCGCTAGTGTGTCAAGGACAATTGAACAAAAACATCTGGAAAGCATCAGCGATCCAATCAATATCTGGTTTTGCTGATGGCACAAATCAAGCATATCTATTCCATTATCATGGGCAATTTGGTAATATTAGACCAAATGAAGAAGCTTGGAAAAATAAATGGGTAATTGATCCATCTGGACAAGTAAGAGTTGGAACAGAACGATTCTGGCTATCTAGCCGGTCATTGGTGTTTCTTACAGATTTTCATCACTTTACGAGGTTCGTAAAACATAGGTCAAATGAGGGCAGCGCTTTGGTATATGCTATCGGTCATGGTGTTAAAAGAAAGAAATGGTATTGGTATTTGGCTGATTTTAGTATAATGTTTAGCGCTAGAAGCATTGGTTTTTATGGTAGTTATGAAATTATTTTTAAATAATCGTCAAAAAAATATACAAGGTATTAGTTATTGGTTGTAAATTGCATTAAATTAATTATTAATCTCACATTTAACACAGACAAAAAATACTTATTATGAAGAATTCAACAATTATTGAAAGCCAACTTAGACACTTAATTAATTTAAGAAGTGATTTAATAGACGCTTTCTATACTAATCCAACTGAATGTACAATTACTAGCGGTCACTTGAGAGATCTTGAGAATGTAATAAATAACCTAAGAGACTTAATCGAATTTGGTAACATCGAAGAGCAAAACTAAAAAATCGTACAGAGGCGCACAAATAAGTCCTCTTTTTTTTTAAATAATCGCCAAAAAAATATACAAGGTATTAGTTATTGGTTGTAAATTGCATTAAATTAATTAACTATCTTACATTTTAAAAACTAAAACCTATGCAAAATCCAAAAATTCAATTTATCGACGTTTTAAAATTACAAATATTTGTAATCCTGGCCTTGTGGTGGCTCATTAATATGGGAGCATAAAGAAGTTTATCAATTTTGATAAAAGTATCGAATTTGATAGTGTAGTTTCGTTGAGAGCGGCTGGAGGGTCGAAACTCCGGCTCTCAACTTTTTTAAAAAAAAATAATAAGTGATGCCAAGAAGTAAAATAAGTTCAAGAAGAATATCTGCAAAGACAATATCAAAACATGATAATAGGTATCTTAATCGTTCAATACATATTCATAAATTAGTGCAGCTTTATAATTTTACATATGAAAAAGCTTATAAGAAATATGGACATTTAATAGATGAAAAAGGAATGATTAATACGGATGAATTGCAATTGCAAAATACTTTATAATGTATACGTATGCTTTGCGCTGGTATATATAACGGCTTGGCTTATCAAATGAATTTAACAATGCCGAGCCGTTTTTTGAAAATATTAAACTATAAACTATGATTAAAACTGGAAGTGATTTTAGCGGAGTTGGTGCATTTGACCAGGCATTAAAAAGATTAAATATTCAGTATGAAACAATATTTGCTTGCGATTGGGACAAATACGCGAGACAGACATATATTGAAAATTACGGCGAACCAAAATATTTTCCTAAAGATGTTTATGAAAGAGAAATACCAAATGAAAGTTTAGATATATACATGACATCGCCGCCTTGTCAAGCTTTTAGTTTAGCCGGAAAACGTAAAGGCGAAGATGATGAAAGAGGTATTTTATTTTATAACTCTCACGAATTTATACAAAAGAATAAGCCTAGATATTTTATTTTTGAGAATGTTAAAGGTTTATTATCTGATGCAAATGGCAATACTTTCAAAGTTTGGTTGGATATGCTAGGCGGTAAATCTGTAAATGGTAACGCAGTATTGTTTCCGAATGAAAACTCAGCACCATATCATATATACTGGCAAGTTTTAAACGCTAAAAAATATGGTGTGCCACAAAACAGAGAACGTGTTTTTATAATTGGTATAAGAGATGATTTAGATAATACTTTTACTTTTCCAAAAGAACAACATCTAACGAAAAAACTAAAAGATGTATTAGAACATGATGTAGATGAAAAATATTTTTTGAGTGAAAATATGGTAAATAGATGCACAACTTATAAGTGGGCAAAACCTTTTACTGATCCGGACAAAAAAGAAATATCAAATTGTGTAACTGCAAGTTATTCTAAACAAGCAAGTGATTGTGAATATATTAATGTTAATTCAGAAACAAAAAAAAGCTATGGAATAGCAACAGATCAAGACTTTTTTATTTTAGGGTATACGAGAGATGAAAAAGGAAAAGTGATTAAAAGAAACAAATTAAATCATGCTAATACTATTCATAGTTCAACTGGCGGAGGCGGTAATACAGATCAATTTGTCTGCATTGGTGCTATGAGAGGTCGTGGTGATAATAATCAACAACAATTAGAAGAAAGAAAAGATGGCTTGAGTAATTCGTTAACTACAGTTCAGAAAGATAATTTAGTAATAACCAAAAGAATCCGAAGATTAACACCAAGAGAATGTTTTAGACTAATGGATTTTCCAGATACGTTTAAATGGTCAGTATCAAATAGCCAAGCTTACAAGCAAGCTGGAAACTCTATTGTTGTTAATGTACTTGCTGAAATAATAAATAAACTAAAATTATGATAAAGCCAGAATGGCATTTTTTGCTAAATATTAAAAACTAAATTATGAAAACAAAAATTAGAAGAAAAAACAAAAAACTATCAGAAAGCGACATTGCTTTTATGTTAGAAAACCGAACAACAATGCCGGTCAATGAGATTGCCAAAAAAATAAATAGACCAGGCCCAACTGTTAGAGCGTATTTCAAAAGAAATAATCTTGATATTTATACTGTGTTGGATGATGATGGCAAAAAATACATTGATGATAATTATTTCTTTAAAACATATAAAGAAATTGCAGATGATCTAAATGTAAAAGTTCATGTGATCAGAAATTATTGTTCTAGACACAATTTAGTAAAACGGATAAGGCCGAAATACGTCAAGCCAGAAAACATCAAGCCGTTGTCATGGGCCGCAAAAATACACCAAGAAATTAAAAAAGTAGCGATATGATATTATTTCTACAGATACTTTTTGTCGTTTTATTTTTTACACTATTTTTTAAAGAAGATTAAATCTATGATACAACAAAAACAAGCGCAGCAATTTATCGATAAAAATCTTTCTGTAATTCCTTGCGATCTAAAGAAAAAACCAGCTTTACCAAGTTGGAAGAAATACCAAAAAGCTAAAATGAGCGAAACGGAAGTAGTTCAATATTTTGGAAAATCGGAAATGATTGGTGTTGTCTGCGGATCAATTAGCGGTAACCTAGAAGTAATTGATATTGATGATGCCAGCGTATTTCCGCAATTTTATGATGCGATACTAAATTACTTTGATGGTAACGGTCATATGATTCTTACTATCAAGACAAAGAAAGGGTATCATATCTATTTCAGAAATGATTTTCATATGGCTAATCCGCCGGATGATATTAGTTGCGGAAATTTAAAATTAGCGCAAAAGAAGAAAGCCAACAATGTAATTCCAGTTAGAATTGAGACAAGAGGTCAAGGCGGTTATGTTATCGCTCCGCCATCTCCAAACTATTCTGTTATGTACGGCGCAAGCTTAGATAATATTCCAAAATGGTCAAGATTTGATAGGAAAGCGATTTTCGATATTGCTAAAGATTTTAACGAATATCAAGCGCCAAGCGTAAAGAAATCTGAGCCGACATACATTCCAAGAACGGATAAGGATTATCGTTTGACATCTTGGACAGATTACAATTCCAAAGATGATTGGATGAACGAATTAGATACTGCTGGATTTAGTTTTGTGTATGAAGATAATCAGCGTTCGTATTGGTTAAGGTCTGGTGAAACAGATGCAAAGTATAGCGGAAATTTCCACAAAGAAAAGCGGCTTTTTAAAGTGTTTTCTTCTTCTACAGTTTTTGAGCCGGAGCAACCTTATAGTCCATCTGCGCTAAGGTGTTTAGTTAGGTATGGTGACACATCAAAAGATAGTATGGCAAACAATGCAAAAGATTTATATAATGATGGCTATGGCGAGCAATGGGATGCCGGTGCAAGTAGTTTGATTGAAAGGATTAAAAGTAAGTATGCAGAAATACCAACTGCAAGCCATGATACTATAATGGATTTGATGGCAATTGACTTATCCGCATATTCTACAGATGCAACCGATCAGCGGCAGATAGTAAATGCTGGCAAGGATGCATTTAAGAAAGAAAAGACAAAAGGAGATAACAAACAATATGATACAATCGAACAACATATTGAAAGCATTGGGTTGGTTACTAATTTAATGACTAATAGGGTTGAGACTAAAGAATTGATCCAATTAAAGGAAAGAGATTATGTATCTATATATCTTGACATTGTAAAAGACAATCCAAAAATTAGTAAACAACTAGTATATGATTATATAGAATCCGATCGGTTGCCTAGTTACCATCCATTTGAAAAGTACTTTGATGGACTTACTGCAATTCAGCCAGTAGGCGAAAAATCTACTATTTATAAATTATTTGATTCGCTGAATGTAGAATTTGAAAATGATGAAGAAAAGAAACTTTGCTTTGGTCTTTTTACTAAGTGGCTGCTGCAATTCCTTACATCTGGTTATCAAGTATCTGCCGCTGAATTGATGTTGGTGCTTACCGGCAAGATGAACAATGGAAAGACTTACTTTTTTAAGAATCTTTTGCCTAAGTCATTAGATAAGTACTTTATTACTATAAAAGACTTTCCTCGCAAAGATGAGGATGCCAAAGCTATGATGTGTGAAAACATTCTTGTTTTGCGTGATGATATTACTGGAACTGGCAGCAAAGACAAAGATTGGATTAAATCGGTGCTATCTTCTGAGACACTTACCTTTAGAGCTCCATATCAGCGCAGCACAGACACACACAGACGTTATGCGGTACTATGTGCCACGACCAATGACAATAACGTGTTAGGCAGCGATGAGCGTGATAATAGGCGAGTATTTCCGCTTAAAGTAGATGATAGAGATCAACAAACATTCGATGCGATACAAGAAAGCGGAATAGATAATCTGTGGGCAGAGCTGAAATATCTATATGATAACGCAAAAGATAAAACGATGTTGACCAGTACGACAAATGAGGAGATGGAATATCTATCAACAAGGGATGAATTGAAAGAAGTTGACCTGGTTAAGGAGTTTTTGATTGAGAATTTTGAATCTAGTGATGATGCATATACAACCACATATGAGATTAAAGAATTATTATCGCTGCACAAGTATGATACAACTGGCCAACTATTGTCTGTAAAATTAAAAGAGATTGGATTTGTTAAGGGTAAAAGACAAAGGTTTCATAATGTTATAGGCTCAAATAATCCAGTGAGCTGCTGGAAAGTAAAAAGAATTGATCCCAATCTTGTGAACTATAATATAGTTTCAGACAAGAATGATAATGTAGATATTGGCAATATTGAAGAAGATATGCCGTTTTAGCGCTTATTTTGTGCCGGATGTGCCGGATGTGTGCCGGATAGTTTAGTATGTCCGGCACAGTCGAAGCACCTTATATATAAGCGCTCTTATTATATTGTGCTAGATGTGTCAATGTTTTCTATATATATTTATATAATAAAGCGTATATATATATATATATATATACATATACATTTGTAGCAACTAATAGAAAAAGTTAAACACCTAGCACACATCCGGCACAAAACAGAGAAAAAGACATTAAATAATAAATATTTATATTTGTATGCCAAGCATGAACAAGCGTTCAAGAAGAACAAAACCAAAGCCAACAAAGCGCAAATCCAACCATGATACAAGCGTATATCATTCAATGGATTGGAGAAAGCACAGTAAGCAATACAGATTAGATAATCCTCAATGTGTTGGATGTGGTGCAAAGGCTAGATGTGTTGACCATATTATTCCAGTAAGAATCGGAGGATCATTCTGGGACATCCGCAACCATCAATCATTGTGCAATGGTTGTCATGCGAAGAAATCCAGCGATGAATCCAGAGATATATACATAAATAGCGTTAAGAACATAGATCAAGAATTAATTCCTTATAGGGGGGCCTCTTAGGAATGCAAATAGCGGCAATTCGTGTAAACGGCCGCATAACACGACACAAATTTTTTATCTTTTTTGACTATAGGGGAACTTTAAACAAACAAAATCAACAAAAATGGCATTAAAAAAATTGAAAGCAAACAATACAACAGAAGCTGAATTAGTAAAACGAGCGCAAGAAGATCAAAGAATTTATGACCAGATAGTTTCTGAGTTAAAAGATTCGATTGACATTAAAAGAGATACTATTTCTTTATCTATCCTGGCGCAAGCGATAAACACGATTAATCTTTGCAACAAGGAACTTGAAGATGGAGGATTGACTTTTGTAGCCGGTAATGATTACAGACAAGTTCGGCCAGAGGTGGCGATAAAGAATAAAGCAATTGCCACAGTCATAAAATTATCTTCGCTTTTCGGCTTATCTCCAAAGGATAGAATATTAATGAACAAAGATGCGGCCAAGATGAATGTAGTTGATGAGGCTGGAGATGATTTGTAGTTAAATTATTGTATAAGGTGCGTTTAATATAAAAAAATATGAATAAAGTACACAACATAGATTTTTTGAATAATGATTTGCCAAATAAATCTGCTAATTTAATTATTGCTGATCCTCCATATTATAAAACTAAAGGTCAATTTGATTTTATATGGAAAACCTTTGATGATTATCTAAAAGACGTAGAAAAATGGTGTTTAGAATGTAAAAGAATACTTGCAGATAATGGCACTTTGTTTTGGTATGGTGGTAGTAAAAATATTGCATACGCACAAATAATATTTGACAAACATTTTAATTTAATAAATAATATTACTTGGAATAAAGGTTCTTTCATGGGTTTAGAAGAAAGTGAAGGATTAAGAAGTTTTGCACCTTGTACAGAAAGGATTTTGATGTATGAACTAAGGGGTCAAAAAACTGGTGGAGAAATTATATTTGAGCAGTTTTTAAAACCTAAGAATCCATTTAGTAAATATCTAAAAATTGAATTTAAAAACGCCAAAGTAACAAATAAGGAAATTGCAAAACTGTTTCCAAGTAGAACTGGCGGTTTAACTGGTTGTGTTTCTAATTGGTTAAATGGTGATAATGTAATTACTGAGGAACAATATTTGAAGATTAGAAAGTTTTTAGAAAATAAATTCTTACTTAAACCATACGAAGAACTGCGCAAGGAATACGAAGAACTGCGCAAGGAATACGAAGAACTGCGCAAGGAATACGAAGAACTGCGAAGGCCATTTAACAATGTATTTAATTTGCAAGAGGTTTTGAACTTTAGTAATGAACAAGCAAAAACCGGAGCAAAGTATGATCACGACACAGTAAAACCAGAAAAGCTAACAAGATCGTTAATTTTAACTTGTAGTCGTGAAAATGATTTGGTTGTTGTTCCATTCGCTGGAAGTGGTACAGAGTGCGCAATGAGCGCAAAAGAAAAGCGCAACTTTATGGCATATGAAATAAATGAGAAATACGCTAAAATGGCACAAGCTAGAGCAAATAAAATATTAAAACAACCTACTTTATTTTAATGGTTACTTAAGATCGTTTATTTTTTGTTTTATTACAAAATATATAAATCAATACAAAATGAACAAACCAAATTTTAAAGAAAAAAAAAGCGAAAAAGATATAAAATGAAAATAACTAAAGAGTGGGCAATGCCTAATGCAAATACGTTTAGCATAAAACCAATTGGAAACTTTGTAAAGAAGCAATTTAAACAAAACATTAAGAGTATTGATCCTTTTGCAAACATTAATAAATTAGCAACCATAACAAACGATTTAAATCCTCAAATGGGAACTGACTATTGTATGGATGCGCTTGAATTTCTTAAAATATTTGATGATGAAAGCATTGATCTTGTTTTGTTTGATCCTCCTTATAGTCCAAGACAAGTAAGTGAGTGCTACAAAAAGTTAGGAAAAACTGTAAATATGCAAACGACACAATCAAGTTTCTGGTCTAATATGAAAAAGGAAATAGCACGAATTACAAAGCCTAGCGGTGTAGTTTTATGCTTTGGCTGGAATTCACAAGGCATTGGTAAAACTCGTGGTTTTCAAATGGAAGAAATATTATTAGTTGCTCATGGTGGCCAACATAACGACACTATATGCACGATGGAACGAAAATCACAAAACCTTTTTAGTTCTTGTGTATAACGAAGATATAATTTATTACTTTTTTAACGTTGAATCTTATCGTTTGTTATCTTTTTTTTTACAAATAGAAATTTTATAGTAAATGAACAAACCAAATTTTAAAGACAACACAAGCGGAAAAGATATTTACATTGCGAGGGTGCGAACAAAAATTATAGATGGCGCAAGGAAATACTTTGATGATAAATGGCAGCCATTAGATGTTACTAAGCTTGGCAAAGTGCAAAATATTGGAGTAAGGACTGAAACAAAAAACAGAATATGAAAGCACAAGAAAGAAAAGGGTATCCGATTTATAGCGGATTAGTCAAATATTTTCCATTAGCGTTAATAGAAATTTCAAGATGTAGTCAAGTAGGAAATGATCAGCATCATCCAGATACAGAATTGCATTGGGACAGAGAAAAGTCTGGCGATGAATTAGATGCCATGATGAGGCATTTGATAGATCATTCTAGCGGAGACATATATGATGATGATGGTGTTCGACATCTTTGTAAAGTAGCTTGGAGAGCATTGGCTGCATTGCAAAAAGCGGTAGAATTAGATATTAAAAACATAGATGAGTAAAAAATTATACCATACTTTTATTTCTGATGTAATATCTGGCAAGAAATTGTCTTGTAAATTCGTCAAGCAATCGGTTAATCGTCATGTTGATGATTTAAAGAAAAAAGATTTTGATTATAAATTTGACGAAGATAAAGCTGATAGAGTAATAAGAATCATAAAACGATTAAGACATACTGGCGGATCATTAGCCAATCAGCAATTTGATCTTCAGCCATTCCAGGCGTTCATGATAGCGAATATATTTGGATGGGTAAGAAAAGATGATGGATTACGTAGATTTAAAAAAGTATACATAGAAACTGCTAAGAAATCTGGAAAGTCTGAATTTATGGCGGCTTTGCAAGTTTACATGGCTTTTTATGATAGGGAAGAAGGCGCTCAAGTTTATACTGCTGCAACCAAAAGACCACAAGCCGATCACGTTTTTAGACCAGCAAAGATAATGATGCGTAAACTAAGCGAAGAATCGCCAAAGGTCAATTCTATTTGTAGGGTAATGCGAAATGAAATACAAAACAAATCCACAAATAGTTTTATAAAAACTTTGACATCAGATTCAGCGACAGAGGATGGAATGAATGTACATTGTGGAGTAGCTGATGAATACCATGCGCATACATCAGATGCGATTCTTGCCAATATGGAATCCGGCGCAGTATCTAGGGAACAAGCGTTAATCATGATTATTACAACTGCTGGTTTTAATAAAAATGGGCCATGTTATGAATATCGCAAAAATGTAGTTGAGCCATTGTTGGATGGTGCATTTGAATTAGAATCTTTGTTTGCTATTATTTTTACAGTTGATGAAGAAGATGCAGAAAAGTTTGACAAGCTAGAAATTCAAGATATTACAAAAGACAATCTAAAAGAATGGGA